GTTGTCCGCGATCACCAGCGCCCGCCGTTGCGTGGGGCTCAGGTGGTCCAGCACCACCACCGGCACCACCGGCAGTCCCAGCTTCATGGCAGCGGCGAGGCGCCCGTGCCCCGCCACGATGACGCCGTCTGCACCGGCCAGGATCGGGTTGGTGAACCCGAACTCCACGATGCTGGCCGCGATCTGCGCGATCTGTTCGTCGGAGTGCGTCCGGGCGTTGGCGGCGTAGGGAGCGAGCCTCTGGATCGGCCAGTGCTCGATCTTGCCTGCGAGCCAGGAGGCCGTCATGGCGCCACCTCCTCGCCCGCCAGGCGCTCGGCCGCAACGGCCGCGAAGGTCTGGCCGGTCGACTGCAGCGTCACCGGCGCCTCGGGGAAGTTCTGCTGGAAGCGCTTGATCGTGACGTCCACGTATTCGGGTGCGATCTCGACGCTGCGGCACTGACGCCCGGTCCGCTGGGCGGCGAGCATGGTGGTGCCACTGCCACCGAAGGGTTCGAACACGATGTCACCGGCATCCGAGTACGCCTCAATCACGAACTCTGGCAGCGCGACCGGGAACACCGCCGGGTGGTCGATGTCGCGGCCGATCTTGCCCTTGTGCCGCATCAGGCGGATCACCGAATCCGGAATCCGGGTGTCCTGGGTAAGTTTGCCCTCGTGCGTCCAACTCCCGCGAACGCCGTCCCGGCCCCGCATCGAGGTTGACGTGCCGTCCGGGCGCAGGTGTTCATCCCGGCCGGCGAACTTGCACGGCACCGTCTTGTTCGGCCGCCGGGCCTCGCGGTTGAAGTGGAAGACGAACTCGAACGACGGCGCCAGGCGCCCCATCCAGTCGCCCGGCATGCCCGGCCCCTGATCCCAGACGTACCAGCCGAAGCGCCGCCAGCCCTGCGTACGCATCCACGCGATCCAGGCGTCCCAGTACGGGACGACCTCGCTGTCGCGGTGGACCAGCCCGAGGTTGACGAGCACCTGGCCGTCGCCGGCCATCGGCAGGTTGCCGAAGACGCCGCGCATCAGCACGTCCCAGTCTGCGATACCGCCGGTGGTGTAGTTGCGCTGGTTGGCGTACGGCGGCGACGTGAAGCACAGGACGGCTTGCTGATCCGCCATCAGGGCCGCGATCACAGCGCCGTCGCTAGCATCGCCGCAGATCAGGCGGTGCTCGCCCAGGAGCCAGACGTCGCCCGGCCGGGACACCGGCACCGCAGCGGCGTCGGGCACGTCGTCCGCTGCATCCGGTTCCGGATCGCTCGCCCCACCGTCCTCGGCTTCGCCCAGCTCGTCAGCCAACAGCGCATCGATCTCGGCGTCGTTGAATCCGGTCAGGGCCAGGTCGTAGCCGGCGTCAGCCAGTTCCGCGAATTCCAGCGCCAGCAGTTCCTCGTCCCAGCCCGCATCGAGCGCGATGCGGTTATCGGCGAGGATGAGCGCGCGCTTCTGCGTCGGCGACAGGTGGGCCAGCTCGATCACCGGCACCTCGTCCATGCCGAGCTTGCGCGCGGCGGCCAGGCGCCCATGGCCCGCGATCACGCCGTTCTCGCCGTCGACCAGGACCGGGTTGGTCCAGCCGTACTCCACGATGCTGGCGGCGATCCTAGCCACCTGCTCGTCGCTGTGGGTGCGGGGATTGCGGGCATACGGGATCAGCGCCGCGACCTTGCGGTACTCGACGTTGAGCATGTTCAGTTTCGGGTTCCCAAAAGGAAACGGCCCGCGCGGGAACGGATCCCGGCGCAGGCCGCGTGCAAATGAAAACGCCCGCCGACGGTCGGGCCGTGGGCGGGCGTGGAATGGGGTGGTGCAACCGGATGGAGGGTGCGAACTGCGAACCGTGCGAACCTCGGTGCGCACCCTGACGGTGGGCAAGCCTTGCGCTTGTCCCTCCCGTATTGCGCTTTCTGAAGGAAGGACCCCTTTTCTCGGGGGTACCCCTTGCAATCTGCGCTGCTATCCGGACGGTATATCGAATACTACCCCCAAACCGCCCGATTTGTTGCACCGCTCCGCCATCGCAAAATGGACAAATGCCGGAAATCCTGGACTTTTGCGGGAAGCGTTACCCTACGTTGCTTTCTGCTTTGGACGCTGCTCCCTCACGCCGCAGCTTGAAGGCTTCCCATCGCAGCAACAACTGCATGTAACCGCTACGGACGTTGGACGCGCGGTAGCGGGTTGCCTCGTCGAAGAAGGTATCGATCAGCGGGCGCAGCCCCAGCGACAATTCGTGCGTAATGCAGGACTCGGCATCCGCGTGCAACGAACCATCGGATGCCATGTAGGCGTTGACCTGTTTCATGGGAACTTGCTCCAGTCAGTTGTGTGAGTTCAGGTGATGGGCCACGACCTCCAGCGCCCGTTGCCAGCGGCGCCAGGCGGTCGTGCGGTCGCAGGCGAAGCGCAGCGTGATCTCACGCCACCCGTAGCCCTTGGCCCGCATCCACACGAGGTGACGTTGCTCGACCTCCAGCCACTGCACCCAGCGCATCGTCTCCAGCATGCGGTCGATGGCCTGGGGGCTGGGCGGGAACGGCCGGTAGACCTTCTCGTCTGCGGCGAAGGCTTCCCACTCGCGGCGCACGATGGTCGGCCACGTGTTGATGTAGCCCTGCACGCGGATGGGCGGCAGGCGCCGTCCCGTGTTGGCGGCGTCCTCGAAACGGACCGCCACGTCTTCCTTGGTCCAGTCAGCCACGGTGCTTGCCTCCCTCGCCGTACAGCCGCTCACCGATGCGGCGCACCAGTTCGCGTTCGAGGAAGTCCAGGCGCTCGTCGGATTCGGCGACTACGAGAATCCGCTGCTCCCGCCAGCCCTGCCGTTTGAACGTTTCGAGGTCGGTGACCTCGGGCTGTGTACGTGCCAGTGCGGAACGGTAGGTCGGTGTGGGAATCTTCATCTCACGCCTCCTGCGTCTCGGCCGCCCAGTACAGGATCGCCAGGGCGTCGGCTTCGTTGTCGTCGGTCGGCTCATGGCCGCGCTTGCTGACGGACGCGATGATCTCGTCTTTGCTGGCGTTGCCCTTGCCGGTCGCATGCTTCTTGATCGTGCCGACCGGAACCCCGATGTACGGAATGTTGTGGTGCTCGCACCAGGCGCTCAGGTGTCCGAGCAGACCGCCGTAGATATGCGCGGCGTCCACACCCGCGTGTCGGCGCACCTCCTCGAAATACACCACGTTGATGTCGGTGCAGGAGAGCTTCAGCCCGTTGAGCCAGCGCTTGAAGCGCAGGAAGCGCATGCCGCCGCCTTCGAAGCGTTGCGGCTTGAAATCCTGTGTGCCGCTGGCAATGCTGCCGTCGAGGTACTGCAATGCCCAGCCGGTCTTGGTACCCAGGTCCAGGGCGAGAATCGTCGTTGTCATCTTTGAGTCGTTATGCAGATGGTGACCGAAGGTGACTGTCGTCCGGATTAATCCTTACGCGTGCGCGTATACGCGCATAAAGAGATCAATCCCTGAGCGGGTCACCTTCGGTCACCGTGATCAGTCGTCGCGATACGGCAAGCGGTTGCCGTAATCCTTTGGTTTGAGCGAAATCCCGGCGAGTCCCTTGACCCCGCCATGCAGGCGCGTACGCTCGAAGCTCCGGTTGGTGAGCTGCTGCGCCAGCCACCGGCTGGTCCCCACGTACTCACCGCGCCGGCCTGCCCACTCCTGCCAGCGCAGGAAGACGTCAGCCACGGCGACACGCGCTTGCGGGTGGCACTGGGCTTCCTCGTCGAGGAAGTCGCCGATGGCGTCCTCCTCATCGAAGTACTCCTCCGTCGCCGAGCGCACGCAGGCGGGCGGATCCAGGCGCTGGCGCTGCCAGGCGAGGCACCCCTCGATAGCCCAGGCCAGAATCCCGTCGCGCTCCTTGAGCAGCTTCTCCGTGAGCCGGCCGTCGCGGCGCTCGGGCGGCACCGTCACCGTGAACGGGATCAGGTGCAGCCGTCGCTTCATGGCCTCGTCCACGTTGCGGATCGCGGGCTTGTGGTTGCCGGCGATCAGCAGCTTGAACTGCGGCAGGTAGTCGAAGAAGTCCTGGCGCATGAAGCGCGCGGACACCTTGTCGCCGCCGGTGATGGCCTTGACCTTCGACTCGTTCCAGCGCCGGCCCTGCTCCGTCTCGATGGACGACACCAGGCGCGAGCCGCGCAGTCCGGCCAGCTCGGTCGGGTGGCGGTCGCCGCGGGCCTCCATGAAGGTGTCCATCGGCGCGTTGGCCGCGTAGTCGCCCAGGATCGTGGTCAGCACGTTCACGAACACCGACTTGCCGTTGGCGCCGGTGCCGTACAGGAAGAACAGCGCATGCTCGCTTGTCACCCCTGTCAGGCAGTAGCCGACCACCCGCTGCAGATAGGCCGCCAGATCCGTGTTGCCGCCGGTGATGTCGGAGATGAACGCCAGCCACGACGGGCAGCCCCCGCCGATGCCCCCGCGCGGGGTTGCCGTCGTCACCTTCGTCATCCGGTCCTCACGCCGATGGGGGCGCAGTTGTCCCGTGCGCAAGTCGACCACGCCGCCCGGGGTGTTGAGCGCCCAGACGTCGGCGTCCCACTCGTCGGCGGTAGCCGCGTGCTTGGGATCCGAGCGGGCGATCTTTTCGACCGAGGCGATCGTTGCCGAGCTCGCCAGCTTGGACTTCTGGCGTGCCGTTTCCGCCTTGAGCGAGGCCGCTCGGCAGATGCCGCGCGCCAGGTGGGTGACGTAGAGCAATTGGTCGGAATTCCAGCGCACGCCGGTCCAGACCAGCCACTTTCCCCACAGGGAGCAGTACCGCCAGTCGTCGCCATAGCGGCGCGTGAAGGCCGTGGCGAGCCCGTCCTCGGTCTCCCAGTCGACGTCATCGAGCAGGTCCGCCGGCAGGGATGCGTCCGCCACCAGCGTCATGGGTACCCGCGCGCCGACAGCCAGGTAGCCGCTTACGTCGAACCCTTCGGCGATGGCGTCAGCCGCGTCCCAGCCCTCCGGCTTGTCTTCGGGCGGCAGCAAGACGGCCACCGACACCGCGCCCGCCAGCAGGATGGCCTGCGATGCGTGGCCGGCATACTCCCAGCCCGGCTTGTCGCGGTCGGGCCAGATCAGCACGGTCTTGCCCGCCAGCGGCGACCAATCGGTCTTCTCTACCGGCGCGTTCGCGCCATGCATGGCCGTGGTGGCGACAATGCCTGCGTCGATCAGGGTCTGGGCGCATTTCTCGCCCTCGGCCAGCACGACATGGTCGGCTTTCGCCAGCGCCGGCTGGTTGTATAGCGGGCGCGGTTCCGGCGGGGCCATCTTGCGGCGCTTGGCGTCCCAGGGCCGGAACTCCTTGCCCCGGCCGGGTGGGTCGTAGCGGTACACCACGCCGATCAGCCTGCCGACGGCGTCCAGGTAGTCCCACTTGGCTGTGGCGGGGCCGAGGTCGTCCGTGGGTGGGTCCTTGCGCTTGCGCCGTACCGGCTGCGCGCTGGCCTGCCCGAGCAGTTGCGCCGCGCGCGCGAGCACGCCGCTGAAGTCCGTGGACACGTGCAGGCCAGCCTCGGCCGCGATCAGATCGAAGATGTCGCCGCCGTCGCCGGTCGCGCGATCAGTCCACAGGCCCGCCTTCTCGCCATCGAGCACCACCTCCAGGCTGTCGCCCGGGCTGCCGAGGATGTCGCCGACCACGAACTTGCCGCGGAGCTTCTTGCCGGCCGGGAACAGCCCGCTCAGCACGAATTCCAGGCGGGCGAGCAGCGCCGCGCGAATCTCGTCGCGCTGGGCGTCCAGTTGGCCGGTAAGCATCGGGATCTCGTTGAAGTCGATCACTTCGCCACCTCTTCCGGCGTGCCGCCGCCTGCAGCCGCGTCGGGCCGATGCACCGTGGTCGTTGCCAGCCAGGCCTTGAGCTCGGACAGGCGGAAACGCACCAGGCTGCCCAGCAGATAGTGCGGGATCCGGTAGCGTGCGCGCATGGTGTGGTCGGCGAACCAGTAGTACGGCAGCTGCAGAGCGGCCGCCGCGTGGTTGGCGTCGATCATGGATTCGCCCGTCGGCGCCGACACCATTTGATCGGTTCGGCTCATGCGTGCGCCCTCCAGCAGCGGTCTTGCCACGTGCACATGCGGCACTCGAAATGGGTGGGATCGTTGAACGCGCGCGGCAGCAGCTCGGCCGCTGCGGTCGCGCCGATCACCTTCACCGCACGGTCGGACATGCGCTGTGCCAACGCAGCGTCAAACGGCACCAGTTCGGCGTAGAGCTCCATCGTGTCGGCGTTGAGCGCCGTGAAGAGCGCCGGGTGCTCGTGCAGCTCGAGATACGCCTGATACAGCGCGACCTGGGCGGCGTAGACCGGCTTGGCCATCGCGAGGCGGTGCTTCTGCAGGTCACGCCAGGACTTGTTGCCGAGGCACTTGTTCTCCCACAGCATCGGGTAGCCGAAGCCTTCGGGGCCAGCGACGATGACGCCGTCGATGTGACCCTTCAGGCGACCGTCAGCGGCCGCGAAGCCGAATTGGTCGCCGTTGGGCTTGCGCGTGCGCAGGTCGAACCCCGCGCCACGCAGCCAGTCGACCATGCAGTCCTCGATCACGTGACCGCGCTCGAAGATGCGCAGCATCCGGCCGCCATGCTCGCGACCGTAGTCGACCGGTGCCTGGGCGAACTCGTACTGCAGCGCACGCTCGCAGGCCACGCCCAGGCGCGACGCGCCCAGGTACTGGCGCACCGGCTCGCTCGCGCGGGCACGTTGCATGCCGATGTCGACCAGCGAGGCCACCCGCCCGGAGAGGCTCGCCGAGGAATTGAAATCCAGCATCACGCGTCCCCCTCGGTGGTCTCCCACGGGAGCTCCTCGAGCTCGGCGAACGGATCCTGCGCCGCGGCCTTGGATGTCGCGCCGCCGCGCACCAGCGGCATGCGGGTGTTCTCGTGGTGCTCGACCATGGCTTCGGTGTAGCGCGTCACGATGGCATCAATGACGCGCAGTGCCTCGGCCTCGGTGTAGGCCGCCAGCGGCTTGGTGAAGCCGATCTCTTCGGCCACCCGGCCGAATGCTCTCAGGCAGCTGCGCATCGCTGCGCGTTCCACGTCAGATGCGTCAATCATGGTGACCTCCCTGTGCTGTCCCTCCATGGCTTGCCGCCAGTTGCCGTACAGCGAGTGAAAAGCGTCCTGGCAGCGGCGCGAGCAGAACGCCCAGTCCGGAACAAAGCGCCGGGGATCGCCGACCCCATGACGGGTGTCGGCGTGTGTGAATCCCCGGGCCTGCCGTTTGCAGACCCAGCATTTCATTCCTCCCTCACTGAGCCCAGGCAGGCTTGCCGGTCACGGGCGTGCGCTGCGCCGCCGGTGCGGCGCGGGACGGCACGGGCTGGGCGGGCGCACCGGACGTGCCACCACCTGGACTGGCCTTGGGCGGCACACCCCTGAGCCGGGCGTACTCCGCGTGGTCTGGCTCGACGGCGAGCCGGATCACGTTGCGGTCCTCGCCCTTGGGATCCTTCTCGACGTCGACGCGGGCGATGAATTCCAGCCCGTCGAGCTCGTGGAAGCCCTGGATGCGGCGGGCGGCCACCGCCTGCGGCGCGGTGTCCTGCGGGTGGATGTTGCGGGCGCTGTTGAGCGCGGCGCGGATGAAGCTGCGGCCCATCTGCGCCCACGTCGGGCCCTTGGGCGAATGCAGGCCGACGTTGGTCCACAGCTTGCGCTTAGCGTGCTCACCGCCGGTCACGACGAACTCGACGGCCAGGTACACCGAGCCGGTCTCGAACGACTCGCTCGCGTAGCCGCCGACCCAACCCTGCGAGGGATCGTCGTAGCCGCCCGGCTTGATGCTCATGCGCACCGGCAGCAGCGTGCCTTTGGGAATCAGGTCGAAGCCTTGCTGCTGCTCGGCGTCGTTGAAGTCTTGCCACGGGTTGGCGTCGTAGGTCATTGCGGTATTCATGCGATGTGTTCTGCGTATTCGGTGGTGTTTGCGGCTACGTTCGGCGTGGCGTACATGTGGGTCGCCGGGTGGGCGGCGCCCGCGCACTTGGCGATCAGCGCGCCCAGGTGCGGCGGCTCCAGCAGGTCGAGCCGGCCACTGCGGTCCTTGGCGGGAAAGCCGAACGGATTGACGGTTTGGGTGACGAAGGCGCGGTAGCTACTGCCGTCCTCCGCCTTGATCTCGGCGAATGTCACGACCTCGTCCACGATGCCGGGCAGCTCCAGGCCGGTCTTGCTGCCCTCGATCTGCGGCACGAACACCTTGCGGTTGTAGTCATCGAGCCGCTCATCGAGGATCGCCACGAAGACGACGTTCTTGCCGCGAGCGTGCTGCAGGTGCGTGAGCGCGCCGACCATTTCCTGGCCGAGCAGTCCATAGGCCGCGCGCACGTCGGGCTTGCCCGAGCGGTCGCTGGTGGCCCCCGGCTGCGTCTTGCACCACGCGAAGCATTGGCGCGAGAGCTGCGTGATCGAGTCGACGAAGAACGTCTGGTAGCGCTCGAGCTGTGCCGGATTGCCGAATTTCTCGACCACGTGGTCGTAGTGCGCCTGCGAGAACGGGCTCTGCGGCGGCAACGACTTGTCGGGGCCGGCGAGGAACGCGAAGAAGTCTCGGGTCTCCGGCCAGGACGCGGGCCGAATGGTGTCGCCCGGCCAGTCGGCCACCGACAGGTCACCTGCCTCGACGTCGATGAACAGCGTGGTGGCCGCATCGAGATCCTTCAGGCGCGTGGTCTTGCCGATACCTGACTTGCCGAGCAGCAGCAGCTTCACGCCCCGGCGCTCGGCCATGCGCTCCTGCGCGCTGACGATGGGAAGCCCGCTCATGCAGCCACCTCGTCCAGCGTCAGCGTGAACGACGGCTTGGCCGGCGCTACAGTGCGGGCATCGGCGAACTGCTGGCGCAGTGCGGGCGGCCAGTTGTTGTAGCGCGATTCCGGCACCGTCAGCTTGATGTCGACATAAGCCTCGGGGCGCTCGCCGGCCGCGACGATGCGCTCGGCGATCTCGGTGAGCTGCTTCTGGTTCCAGCTGACCCTCTTGGGCAGTTCGTACTTGATCTGCAGCGGACCATCGGCAATGTGAACGGTGCCGAAGTCGCGCTCGGACGCGTGCAGCGCTTCACGAGCCTGTTCGCCGTAGCACAGCTCCAATGCGGCATCGAGCTTGGCACGGGCGATCTTGAGCCAGGCGCCAGCGGCTTCGAGGGTGGCGTCGAGTTCGTGCTTGCGCTCGGGGGAGAGCTTGGCCAGGTCGGCAACAGACATCCCGGCGATCGCGGCCGGCAGCAGGGGCTGATTCGTCATGGCTGTCTCCTTAGTGATACGCGCGAACCGACGTCGAGTTGCGCGAGACGCGCCGCTCGTAGGCTTCGATTTCGGAGATCAGGTAGGCGACCCGGGAGCCGAGCTTGCAGAAGACCGGCCCCATGTGGTCCTGGCGCCAGCGCTGCAGCGTCTTGATCGACAGGCCCCAACGGGTGGCGAGCTCCGTCTCGGTCAGTGCGACACGCTCGGCAGCCAGCCCGACATGCCGCTGGCTGCGACGGGACAATTGAACAGATGAGGAAAGAATTGCCATTTGGAGACTCCTCTTGTTGAAGGAGGCTCTATTTCATTGCCCGGCGCCTTGGGCTTGGGCGAGCAAATCTTGGGCTCTGGTGAGCGACGCGGGGCAGGCGCCCGACCGGCGCGTAGGCCGCAAAGTCTTGTGCCGTATAGGATTTGGCTTGCGTTTCGCTTATTTCGATTTCGGTTGTTTCGAATAGAATCGCGTCCCTTCCAGATTTGCCGCGCTGAGCGATTGCCCATGAACGTCTCCTCCATCACCAGAGTGCTGCCCTCCGAAGAGGACGTGACGCTGGCCCGCGAGGCCGGCCGCACCCTGGCTGCCGTGCTTGCAACCGGCGCCGCCGTTCGGCAGGTGGACATCCGCGACGGCAGCGGGCGGGTGCGGAGCTTGCAGATGCCGGTGGCAGCGCTGCAGCTGCTGCAGGACGTGCTGGACCAGATCGAGAAGGGCTGCGCGGTGTCCGTCGTCCCGGTGCATGCGGAACTCACCACCCAGGAGGCCGCTCAGATGCTCGGAGTGTCCCGTCCATTTCTTGTGCAGATGCTGGAGAAAGGTGACATCCCGTTCCACAAGATCGGCACGCATCGCCGCGTGCGCTACCGGGATGTCGTCGACTACAAGAAGCGCCTGGACACGGAGCGCCGCGAGGCACTGGAGGCATTGACCGAGCAGGCTCAGGCGCTCGAGATGGGGTACTGAGGCCGGCACTGCCGGATGCCACACCAAAAGCAAGAACGAGGAACCACACATGGCCAGGAAGCTCCTGACCAACGCGGGCAATCTGCTCGATCTCATTGAACGCGCGCCGGTTTCCGTGCTGCGGGTGTTCAGCGGCCTGCCCGAGTGCGAGGCGCTGAGCCGCGGATTCGACTGGTCGCAAGAGGAATCCGCACTCGCGGGCGCGCTGCTGGAGCACATCCGACACCTGCGTCGCGAGCAACGCGAGCCCGCCGAGCGTGAAGCGCTGCGCATCGTGCGTCTCTCATCGTCGCGCGGCTCAGCCATCCTCACCAGCGTGGCGGACCAGCTGAACGACGCCGATCTGTTCGCCACCTTCCTGTCGCAGCCCGGTGGCGAATTCGGGCGCGCGGTCTGGATGCGCGCGCATTCCGACGCGACCGCACGTCTGTTCGAGATCGCCGAATCGATCTTGAACACCGCGGACATCCGGGGCAACAAGCGGCTCTATGACGCCTTCGACGTGCCGTGCGACGATCCGCCGCCCTTCCTTTGGAACGACAAGGTGAAGCGGGAACTGGAAGCGGAGCTCACGCGGGCGATGCGGCTGGCCGAGCCCTGCGAGGTCGTACACGTCGCGCTGGCGGACGAGCCGAACGATGGCGAGGCGGCGATTGCCCACTGCCTGGTCGTGCGCTTCGCCGGCGAGCAGGTCACCGCGGTGCAGGTCGTCAACCGGAACCGGCACAGCTTCTGCTACTTCCCCGCACGAGACGCCACGCTGGTCTACGCACCCGAGCGCAAGGTGGTCGAGGTCTACGCGCATACGCTCTCGACCCGAGCACCGCTGGCCAACGTGCTGTCGGCGCACGGGTTCAAGGTGCCGCTGTCCAGCCGGCCGCTCAACCGCTCGCGCTACGATTTGTCCAGGTTCGCCCAGCCCTTGACCGGGGTGAAGCCGCGCCTGGATGGCGCCAAGGTCGAGCGCTTGTATCTGGCCGAAGCGCGCGCATTGCTCGGCCACGCCAGCGATGCAGTGACCGTGCATCTCGACAGTGGTGCGGAACTGCACGACGTGCTTGGCGAGCTGTGGGGCAACCACCCCTTCTCGCAGCCGGCGGCCATCCTGGGCGTCACCCTGGTGGCGGATCTTGTGTTCGCGGGGGAAACCACGGGAACGCCGCTGTCCATTGTGCTGGCCGAGCCGGGGCGATGCAGTCTGCAAAGCGAGCGCGACCTGCGTCTGCGGCTCGCCGGCACGCAGCTGTTGGAGGCGCTGGATGTGTTAAAGCCACTCAACCCCGGTTCCGGCCTGGACGATCCGGACCTGATCGGACAGGTCGCGCGATTGCTGGAATGCGCCACCAGTCCGATGGATGGCTTCGCGCTCGCCCAGTTGGGCATCGACATTGCGCGCTTCGAGGACGAGGGCATCCTCACCGAAGGCGACCGCATCTCGGAGAAGGTGGTCGAACTAGCCGATGGCACGCGCAGTGCGGTGCCGCTTGAGCGTTGTGCTGATGCGAATTTCGTGCGCTACCGCGATCCCCTGACCGGTGATGACGTGATGCTGTCCGCCAAGCATGCGCGGCGCTGGAAAGTCCACCTGAACTGGCTGCGCGAGGAGATCATTACCGCGCTCGGCAGCACGCTGCAGGGTGTGCGGGGCCGGCACCTTGATGACGAGCCGGTGTTCCTCGGCGAACTCGACGTCGATGGCTCGCCCATCGCACTGTACTTCGCCACCCGCATGGCCAGCGAGCGCCAATACGCCCGGGTCGATGCCGCGCTGCGGCTGCGCCCGCGCGCCGTGCCGGGCATTGTGCTGACCACGTCGCCAGCGCCGTTTCCGTTTGCGGGCACGAACGTGGTGATGCCGGTCCAGGACATCCTCTCGCCTGCCCAGCGCGGTACGGCCGTCGATTTCGCGCGCTTGAAAGTGCTGTACCGGCACGGCCACCAGGCAGCCATGGGCGGCAGCGCCATCAGCCTCAAAGTCTCGGCGGACGGGTATGCTGCCCTGCTGTCCATTCCCGGCCGCGCGCCGTGGCGCGTCACCGGCAAGGCGAAGATCGCCGTGCTGCGGCGCCTGGTGGACGCCTACGCCGCCGGCACGCCGCACGTGAATACCAAGAAGCTGATGGAGGACACCGGCTGCGCGACGCCCGCGAACCTGTTCTCCAAGACCTCGCCGTGGCGCGACTATCTGGTGAAGGTCAAGGGCGCGCACGCGTGGCAGTTGAACCTGCCGAGCGTCGAGGAGCCGTTGGAGGACGAGGTTGCGGAAGCGGAGGCATTGCCCGGCTGAGGTGGCGACTGCCGTAGCCGGCCGCCAGCGCGTGCATGGAGCCCCGCTGGCGCTGCAGTCGCGTGCCCACATTGCCGCCTCGGGATGGTAAGCCGCGCCTGAGGCGCCGGCTTTCCATCACTCGAGCCTGAATTCTTCGGGGCGATAGTCAACCAGCTCTGAGTTCTTTGCGAGGCGAACCAATCGCGTGGTGCCGGCGGCAACTTGCTCCAGAGGCCGGTTGCTGCTGCGAACCGCAGCTGACGGCCACACAAGGCCGGGCCGCGGCCGGGCACCCCGCGGAGCCCAGGCGTCGACGCCCGGCAGTTCGTATCCCGCTGCTGCGGCACACGCCAACCACTCGGCCTCTGCTCGATCAGCATCACTCTGGATGCCGGACAGGGCTTGAAGAAGGACTACGTGGACTGTCAGTCTCCGCTCCGTCGCCCAGTCGAACAACGGACTGGAACCACGGTCTCCGGTGCGTCGCCTCCAGTGCTCACGCATCCGCCTGGCAACCCCTCGCGTCTGCCCGATGTAGCAAGCGCTTTCGATCAGATCGTGTGCGACAAGCGCATAAATCCAGAAATCGTAGAGAACCCCGGAAGCAGTCAGCACCCCTGCTTTGCCAGCCTTGCGGTGACTGGCCAAGAACAGTCTGAATCTGCGAAGGCCTGAACCCTTGATGGTGATATATGCGTCGCCGTGCTTCGCAACAGTCAGTCCCTGCTCGGCCGCGAAGGTGAGCAATCCCGCTATGTCGGCAATGGCTCCGGCATTGATGAGTCGTTGATAGTCCTTCTTTCCGGTCATAGTGGAATGATTGCTGGATTCGCGGCGGTTCCATCGTAGGCTATCCACCCGCCGGCCGTGTCGGCGCACCTGCTCGCGCTGTACCGATATCGCTCGCTCGGCTCCCCTCCCCTCCCCTCCTTTACTATCCGCTTCGGACGATCGGTCCCACCATCCATGGCAGTTTCATTCCGCGAAGCTGTCATGAAGTCCATCGAACTACCCTGCCCTGCTCGACTCTCGGCCGGCGAGCGCGCCGCCGAGATCACCACCATCCTGGCATCCGCCATCGTCCGCACACTTACCGCGCCACACGCAACAGATAGCGCGGTTGGACTTGGCTTTGTGCCCGACCAGCGCGTACATGCAACTCCCTATCAACGAGAGACGTTGTGATGAACGCCAACCCGACCTCTGTCGCCGCCCGCATCGCCGAGCTGGGCCGCGCCCCCATGCCCGAGCTCTGGAAACTGTGGGACCGGTATTTCGACTACCGTCCGGCCAAACCGAACCGGGATTTCATCGAATCACGCATCGCCTACAAGCTGCAGGAGGAAGCCTTCGGCGGTCTGTCGCTTGCCACGCGGGAGCGGCTGGAGCGCATCGGCGCCTCGCACTCGAAGATTCCCAAGCGGGCGCATTCGCGCGAACTGCACTTCGTCCCTGGCACGGTGATCTCGCGCGAATGGGGCGGGCGCGAGCACAAGGCCGTCGTCACCGCCGAGGGCAGCTTTGAATACGAGGGCAAGCCCTTCAAGAGCCTGACGGCCCTGGCGCGGCACATCACCGGTACGCACTGGTCTGGTCCGCTGTTCTTCGGCCTCACCAAAGGAGGCGCTCGATGATCGAAACGACGCAGATCGCCTCCGCGAAGCCGCGCAAGCGCTGCGCGGTGTACGGCCGCGTCTCGACCGACGAGCGGCTGGATCAGGAATTCAACTCCATCGATGCGCAGAAGGAGGCGGGCCATGCATTCATCGCAAGCCAGCGCTCCGAAGGCTGGATCTCGGTGGCCGACGACTACGATGACCCAGGGTTCTCCGGCGGCAACACCGATCGACCCGGCCTGCGGCGCCTGCTGGCGGACATCGAGCGCGGACGCATCGACATCGTCGTGGTCTACAAAATCGACCGCCTGACCCGCAGCCTGGCGGACTTCTCCAAGATGGTCGAGGTGTTCGAGCGCCACGACGTGTCCTTCGTGTCGGTGACGCAGCAGTTCAACACCACCACCTCGATGGGGCGGCTGATGCTCAACGTGCTGCTGTCCTTCGCGCAGTTCGAGCGCGAGGTCACCGGCGAGCGGATCCGCGACAAGATCGCGGCGTCCAAACGCAAGGGGCTGTGGATGGGCGGCGTGCCACCCCTGGGCTACGACGTGCGTGATCGCCAGCTGATCGTCAACGAAACCGAGGCGGCGGTGGTGCGGCGCATCTTCGAGGAGATGCTGACCATCGGGTCGCCCACGCAGATCGCTGCGCGCCTGACCGCCGAAGGCATCACGACCAAGGCGTGGACCACGCAGGATGGCCGCGCCCGCTACGGGGCCAGCATCGACAAGAAGTACCTGTCCAAGCTGCTGCGCAACCGCATCTACCTTGGCGAGCTGTCGCACAAGGGAAGCTGGTATCCGGGCACGCATCCGGCCATCATCGATGCCCAGTTGTGGCAGCGGGTGCATGCCGTGCTGGCCAAGGACAGCCACGCTCGGTCGACGCAGACCAAGGTACTGTCGCGCACCGACGCACTGCTGCGCGGGCTGCTGTACACGCCGTCCGGGGAGCGGATGTACCCGACCTACTCGCGCAAGAATGGGCGCCAGTACCGCTACTACGTGTCGAAGTCGGAGAGCCGCTTCGGGGCGCCGGGCAAACGCTACGAGCGGCTGCCGGCACCGGAAATCGAGGGCGCCGTGGTCGCGCAGGTCCGCACCGTGCTGACCAGTCCGGAGGCGGTGGCGGCGGTGGTACAGCACATCCAGCGCAACGGTGCACAGGTTGATGAAGCATCAACGGTGATGGCCATGGGCCGGCTCGATGACGTGTGGGAGCGGCTCTTCCCCGCCGAGCGGCACCGCATCGCCAACCTGATGATCGAGCGCGTCGACCTCGTGGATGACGGGGAGCGCCAGGGGATCAAGGTGAAGTGGCGGGAAGTGGGGTGGGACGCGCTGATCCGGGAGTTCGCGCCTGGTGAGATCGGGGCGGAATTGCTGGAGGTCGAAGCATGACGGGCGCCGCTCTGGAGACCTTCGTGCCGGTGGCGTTCCGGCGCCGCGGCGCAAGGCGGATCGTTGCTGATGACCGGGCGACCCATGACACGACGCTGCTGCAGGCGCTGGCACGGGGCTTTTACTGGCAGCGACTGGTGGACACTGGCGTGATGAAGAGCGGTGCAGCCATCGCGCGGGCGGAGGGGCTCCACCCGACGGCGGTCAATGAACTGATGCGACTGACCTTGCTGGCGCCCGACATCATTGCACGGCTGCTGGCCGGCCGGCAGCCGCGAAGCATGACGCTGTGGTGGTTCCAGCACCACCCGCTGCCGGTGGATTGGGATGCACAGCGCCAGCTCGTGGCGCGCTTTGAGGAGGAAGCATGA